TATCAACGTTACGGACGCTACCTTGAAAGGGCAATTAACCGGAAAGGAATACACCGGCCCGGTCGAAGAGGGCGCCACGTTTACCGGCGATGTCATTTACCAGGACGCGCCGATCCCGCCCGATCCGGGGCCAGATCCAGGGCCGGAAAGCGGATGGACCGTATTCACCGCGAGCAACGACACCAAGAAGTTCTACGTCTCGGCCTCCGGCAACGACAGCAACGACGGGCTCAGCGAGGCCAAACCGAAGAAGACCATCAATGCCGGGATTGCACTCTTGCGCACCGGCTATCCGGACTGGCTGTTGCTCAAGCGCGGCGATGTCTGGACTAACCAGGCGATGAACTTGGCCAAGAAAGGCCGCTCGCAAGCCGAGCCGATGTTGATCGACGCCTACGGCAGCGGCAACCGGCCACGGCTGGATTTTTGCGTCGACGAATGGAGCCCGGCGGCGGACTTCAACAACGCCGACAATGTCTGCGTGGTTTCAGTCGAGTTCTACGCCTACAAGCGTGATCCTGCCAACAGCGCCTATGCGGCCGGTTCGACCTCCGGCGAAAAATCGATGGCGACCGGCGTCAATCTCAGGGGAAGCGGCAGCAACTTCACCATGGAAGATTGCTGCTTGCGATCCTACCGGCACAACTTCGACTGCATCGGCGCTTATCAGACGGTGAAATTGCATCGTTGCGTCGTGCTCGACTGTTATGACTGGCATCAACCCAGCTCAGGCAATACCGAGGGGGCGTTCTTCTCGTACTGCAAAAATGCCATTCTGAGCGAATGTATCTTCGACAGCTGCGGCTGGGTCGGCAGTCATACGCCGATTACGCTGTCGCACTCCGGCTATTTCCGGCAGCCCAACAACCAGGGCAACGGCACCACTGGCCCCGGCACCATGACCGGTTGCTGGCTATCGCGCAACGCGGCCGACGGCGGCCAGCTGCGGCGAGGCGGCACCATCACCAAGAATTTTTCTACCCTGCATGCCACCGGCTTCGAATGCGGGCATAACTATCAGGACGGTGAGGGTGGAGCGATGTCGAATGAAGGCAACGTCTCCGACAACGTCGTCACCCGTTCGCAAAATGTTGGCGCGGGCCGCACCGGTCATGGTTTCGTCATGGACAGCTGTCAGGGCTCGGGGGTTACGGCCCAGCGCAACATCGTTTGCAACCTGCACGAGAATGCGCGTCATACCGGCGGCGGCAGCGGGGCGTTGTGGGTGCAGCCGATCTATTTGGAAAAATGCGCCAACGTCAAAGTCATCGACAACATCGTGTTCGATTGGCCAACCGACGACAACCGGGGCATCTACGACGCCCAGAGCGGCGGTGGCAACGTGATGACACCCAACAAGATCGACATGAACGGCGACAATTCCGAGCACCATTTCAGTGACCCGAAGCGCACGCTGGCCAAGTATTACAAGAGCATCGGCGGCACCGAGGACGAAGTGGCTTGCATTGAGGCCGTACGCGATCAGGCCAAGGGCAACTGGAACGACAAGCTCACAGCCAAGGCCGTGATCAACTATTTTCGCGCCGGGTTTGATCTGCCGGCGATCTAGTTAGTGTGCCACTAACGCCATAACCGTGGTCAGGCCGAGCGTCGCGGTAACGATCAGCATTGCCACCGACATAAAAAGGATGAGCGATCTAGCATCCGGATGCATGCTTAATCTCGGTTGTGCCATCCGTACAGCCAGCAATACATCACGAGATAGATCCCGAGCACCAGGATTAGACTGATGACGAAGACCGAGACCCAGGACATTGCACAATCTCGACCCTAGTCTGATCCCCGGCAATTCGATCGTACGATACAACAGTTCCGAGCACAGCACGGTGGCCGGGATCACCATCGTTGCCAACACCGAGAAACTAGGCGCTGTGCCCAAGATCCGCACTGCGACATGTTGGCAGACAACCAGCACGATAAAATGCCCCAGGTAGGTCGAGTACGACCTGCTGCCGAGGTAGATCGCGATCGGGTTCGCCAGTGCATAGCTGCATACCTTCGGTAGCGTAGCGTCGTTTCCCCCCGGGAGAGAAACGCCGCCGCGACCTCTTTCACGTAAAACGCGACAACAACCCCGCCGTCCTCTGAGCCTTGGGTAGAACCAGCGGCCAACGATGCCGAGCGCAAAGAACTCGCCGGCCGCCGGCAGCGTAGCTGGCTGATGGTAGCCGCCGAACCAGCCCTGGTAGAACAGTACTTGCAACAGCACGACCGCCACGACTAAGGCCGGCGCCAGTCGCGGCCGCCTGACCAACAGTCCCACGATCATTGGTGCGAGCAGGTAGAACTGCCACTCCAACGAGATCGACCATGCGGGCATGTTGAACGCGACGTCGGTCGAGGGCAGCCAGTTCTGCGGCAGCGCGCCGTACAGCATTGTGATGTGCGCTACTACATGGGCCCAGAAATAGCGGTCGGTATCCTCGACAGTCTGTTGAATGAGCGCCATAAAGCCCGGCGCGAATTGCGGATCGGGCAACTGTGTTTGCAGCCGGTAGGCGAAGTATCCAAGGATGCAGGTCACCGCGAACAGCGGGAATAAGCGGAAGAACCGCCGCGTGATGTAGACCGAATAAGGTTCGGGTTTGCTGAGAATTAGGTGGGTAATGACGAAACCAGATACACACATAAAACCCAGAACTGCCGGATGACCCAACTCCCGCAATACCGTGCCTAACCGGCCCCATCGATCCGACCAATACGCCAAATGATCCAGCACCACTGCCCACGCCAACCATCCCCTCAAGCCTTCGATGGCAGGAAACCGCATCCATTACTCCTTCATGAATTCACTCAACAGGTCGCGAATATAAACCAGTTGATCAAGCTGCTGTTGCTGCAGGGACAACGGCCACTGCCCCTCGGCCCGCTCGACCAAGCCACGTAAGATCACCAAATCAAGGCTATGGGTCGCCACCGAAATCAAACGATGATCAGCCAAGGTACCAACGGTTGGTACGAACATCTTAGTCACGGCCGGTTCCTGATGCGTAACAGCGACGATACCCTAAACGGCGCGCGCGGCATCGCCATCGGATTGCTGGTTTCAGTGCCGCTGTGGCTATTGATTGTCGGGGGCATCCTACTGTGGTACAGCTGGTGCGGGTAAGACGACTTAAACGGCCCCGCCAGATGGCTGTGGCGGGGCTCTTTTTATGCTCTCAGAAAGGCTCGTCGTTTCCTTTGACTTCGCCGTCGTCAAAGGCTGATCCCGCACTCGGGCGCCCGTCGAGCCGCTGGCGGCCTTCGCTCTCGATCACCTGAACATGGTTCAGCCCAAAAGAGACGCCTTTCTTGCCGGGCTGATCCCAGGCGAACGGCACCACGTTGGCGCGAACCAATTGACCGGACCAAACCTCTTCCGGTAACCGAATGTCCTGCCGGTTGCTGTCGACGATGCCGGGCTTGTTCTTCGACCACGGCGAAATGTAGGTGTGGCCGGGATGATAGCCATCATAGCTCTTTTTGCCGGCATCGCGGAATGGCATTTCGACGGTCTTGAGATTGACGTTGTCGCCCCACTTCTTGCGTGCGGCCTGGATGCAGGCGTCTTGCAGCGCCTTGTAGGCTGGGGACTTCTGCTGCGTCGGATCGAAGATCAGCGAGCAGTTGTAAACCGGGTCCTGGCCTTCGAAGCGGGGTTTAGGGGTGAAAAGCTGGGCGAACGAGAGGGTGGCGTAGGGGGTATTGATCGCGGTCATGCTTGAGATCTTTCTATTGACATGGGTTGACACGAATTAACGAAAATACATTGTGTTGAAATTAACTCTGCTGTCAACCTTAGATTTCAAAATAATCCTTCGTCGTCGAACGCCGCAGCGGCGCGGTTTTGATGCTGACGCGCGAAAGCCGCGCACTCGGTTCGCCGCACGCACCAACGGCAATGTGACCCTGCGTTTTCGGTTGGGTCACCCTGAGCAATCCTGAGCACGGCGGGCCTCACCTCGCGCTCGCTCCAACTCCAAAGCTCGCTCAGCGTCGTCTCATGCGTACGCAGTGGGTCGCAGCCGGCACGCGGCTGGCAGATCGCCAGCGTTACCTTGGCATCCGCGTACTGCTCCTTGACGTGGCCTGCTAGTGCCAATGCGTAGAGCTTGAGCTGCGGAGCGTCGGGCGCAACAACGTGGCCCTTGCCGTATTTGAGATCAGCAATGACGATGCTGCTGTTGGAGGGGACATGGACACCGCAATCGAGCGTGCCCCAGACCATGCCGTCCGTGTCGGGAACATGGAGGCGCTTTTCGAGCAACACCTTGGCGTCCGGCAGCAGCATCATGCACTGAACGAAAGTGATGTAGAGGTTCAGAGCCCGGCACATGCCGGGCGACACGATAAACTCTTCACCCTCGACGGTGACCTTATCGGGGAGGAAAATATCCCCCTTCAAGGTCATCTCGGCGACCGCGTGCGCGGCGGTGCCCTCGCGGGCGTACTTCGACGACGGCCGCAGCCTATCCTTGGTCTTGGTGACGCTGGCCGGGCATTGAAGCCACATCGCGGCCGACGAAGGCGAACAGGCCGCATGGTTGCTCATGCGTCTTTGTCTCTTTCGACGAGCAAAAGAACGTCTGCCGTGGTTTCAAGGAGCGGCGCTAGCCTCTTAGCCCACTCGACAGTGAGTTTCCGGTCGCCGTTCGACCAGCGGGTGATGTTCTGCTTATTGGTGTCCAAACGATCGGCAAGTTCGGTGGGGCCTTTACCGGCCTTTTCCATCGCTTTCCGTAACCCATTTGGATATTTTTTCTCGACTGGTTCGGGCATAGCCTCGGACACCACTGCTGACATCCATTTCTCTCCGGCGGTATCCAGGGCAATCGCAAGTGCCGTAAGGTCTGAAATCGATAACCGTTCCAAGGTTGTCAACTCGGCCGCAGGATCGTGAAGCAGCACCCGGGCCCAGTCACGTATGTCATTCGCGATGTCTTGCTTACGATCCTTCGGTTGCCAGTGCGGGCTCACGTCAGGGCCCCGTTGTCAATCGCCTCGCGGATCGGCACGAAGGCGTCCGGCGGCAACTCCCGGAACGACTTGGCGCCGTTGCCGAACCGGGACAACAGCTCGAATACCTCCTTCTGGTAGCCGTTGGCGTAGGCCGACTGCAAATCCTCGATGGTCTTCTGGCGCAGCTTCACCACTTCGGCCGGGTCCATGCCTTCGGCGGACGCGGGCGGCGGCGGCATAACCATGGGTGGCGGTGCGAGAGCAGCCTTCTTCGCCTCTTTGGCGGCACGCATCTTCGCAGCCGCAGCTTTCTGCTTTTCGGACCGGTCGGGTTTGGGTTTTTCCGCCGGCATATCCCCAGGGTTTTCCACCGGCATATCCACATGGTTTTCCACCGGACGCGCGGCGGCAGGGGGTGGGGCCGGAGCGTCTTGAAACTTCGCGGCGGCTTTGAGGTGGTCTTGTTGGCTGGTTTGCCGGCTGACACCAGATAGAAAATTTTCCATCTGGGTGAGAATATCGCCGAAGTAAACGGCTTCGAAAGTGATCTTCATGGTCCTACACTCCTTCGGCGTCGAACAGTTGGGTGAACTCGCGAGCCTTGCGCACCAGCAGGCCGTTGATGAGGTCGTCGACGGTGTCGGCGGCGGATAGCATCCGAACCACGACGCCGTCTTGCTGGCCAATACGATGGACGCGACAAGCGGCTTGCGCATTGTCCATCGGGGTCCAAGAGCTTTCGACGAACACCACATCGCTGCATTTACAGTTGGGGCCCACCAGTGTGATCGCGGTCCCGGCGGCCTGGATGTTGCCGATGAACACTCGGCATTGCTGATCGTTCAAGAATTTATCGACGGCGGCTTCGCGGTCTTTTGGCGAGGTCGTACCTGTCAGCACGGCAGGCAAGTACTCGCCGAGATGACGGGAAAGCGCGCCGATGACGTGGGCGTGGTGCGCGAACACCAAGACTTTGCGGTCTAGGGGCAAATTGTCGAGCATGTCGACGATGTAGTCGGTGGCCCCTCGCAGCTTGGCGAGACCCAATAGTCGGCGCAGCGTCATCAGCGCGGCGTTGTTGCCGATCACCCGCAGTGCTTCGGTCAGCACATCAAGGTCACTGCTGCCGTCACAGGCCAACAGCTCGTTGATGATCTTCTCGAATTGCGCGGCCTCAGCGCCTGGCATCAGGCTGGCATCGAGCGGCACCGGGACCTGATCCCAGATAATCGCCGGCAGGTCCTTGAAGACGTCTTCCTTCCGAACGCGGAGCATGAACGGGGCGATCATGGTCTTGAGCTGGTCGAGGTTCTTGGAGCCCTCGATGACGCGGATCATCCGGGAACCCCCGAAGCTCTTGTGGGTGACGCGGCAGAAGCGCTCCTCATAGGCATGCCGGGCCATCGGCACCCCGTTCGAACCTTGCAGGCCCTGCGGCCAGCAGATCGACAGCAGGGTGTAGAGGTCGCCCGCGTGGTTGCGCATCGGGGTGCCGCTCAACGGCACGATCTGCCCGAGCTTGGGCGCGGCACGGCGTAACGCTTTGACCCGGTTGGTGTCGGCGGCGTTGTAGGCGTGGGCCTCATCGACCGCCGTTAGCTCGAAAGCCAGACCGCTAGCTAAAGCTTCCGGGATCGGGCCCGGTTTCTGCGACATCAGGCCGTGGGTCACGATGGCATAGGTCGCGAGCTTGTTGAGATCGGCGGCGGTTCGGACCACGACAAAGCTGGCGCCGGGATGCCAAAGCCGGATCTCCCGCTTCCAGACCAAGACGGCGGAGGCCGGGCAGATCACCAGCACGCGCATGGCGCCGCGCAGCTTGACCGCCTCGATCAAGGTGCGGGTCTTGCCGATGCCCATATCGTAACCGAGGTAGGTCGGCAGGCCCTCGGCCAACCGCATGGCACCGACGTGCTGGTGGGGAAATAGCGGGTTCATGCAAACAACTCCGGGATGCGGGGGACAATACAACGAACATAATACCAGTCGCCGATCAGCAAGGCTTCGGCACGGTCGGCGTCTTTTTTGCGAGCGAGATGGGCGTTGTGCTGCGGCCATTTGCGGATCGCCAGCTGACGCGAAACCTCTTTTTCATGTGACAGCAAGTGATGGAAAGCCTTCCAATGGGTTGGACTTACCAGGGTCAGCGGCAGTCGCAGTGCGCCGGCGACACCGTGAATGATGCCGACCCCCATGCCGAATTTGAAGGTCGAGGCGACGCCCTGCTTAGGCATCGCATGGACGTTCTCGACCACCAGATGCTCGACCCGCATGTCACTGAGCGCGTGGGCGAAGGCAGTGCTGTCGAGCATGCCGTTGACGGTGCGGATGTCGTCGACGAATACCGGTGTATGATCGTGGAACACGGCAATGGCGGCATGGACGCTACCGGGATCGATGGCGGCGAAGATCATAGGAATGCTATCCAAACCCAAACAAGCGCAACAACCACCAACCAACCGTACCAATCCGCGTCATAGGGGATGCGTTGCGGCTGTGACGGGCGCCTACAGCTTTTCTCCTGCATGCACGCTCTGAGTTCTTCGGGCGTAGGCCAGTAGTTTTCGCACTGTTCACGGTAGATCATTTTCGCGATCCTTTAGGTTTGAGGCGGAAGTCCTTGATCAGGGCGTCCATCGGGCTTTCGATCAGCCCGGCGTCCTGCGCCAGCGCGAACAACGCTGGCGCCCAGGCTCCGGGCATGCTGTTGCGGTTGGCCCAGCCCTGAACGGCGTCAGGACTGGGCGGCAGGAACCCCTTGGCCATCAGCTTCTCGGTGACCGGCCCGACGCCGCCCAATTTCTTGATGATGTCCCGGATTTTCCACACCGGGACCTCAGCAGCGAAGATGGTGCGGTCGCGCTTGGGCATTTTCAGTTCTCCACCAGCTTCACGGTCTTGTAGGCCGTGGCCTTGATGAAAGGCGCGATCGCCTTCTCGCCGAAGGCCTCGGTGATGGCCTTGCGGTCCAGCGTCTCGCGCACGCCGGGGGTGATGGTGGCGGTGTATTGATCGCCCTTGAGGTCGGCGCCGTCGGCCAGCAACAGGGCCCGAAGCTCGCTCTCGCGATCGGCCAGGATCTTGATCTCCTCGCGCACGGCGGACAGCTCGTCGGCAGGGTGGACGTTGGGCAGTTCAATGTGGGTCTTGGTTTTTTGGGTCGGCACAGAAATATCTCCTTCGGGGGTATGAAAACCATACTTTGTCAAAATTACATTGGCAACCCCTTTTTTAGGGTGTAAGGTCTTTTCTGGGACAACCTCTTGGAAAGGAAAACCCAATGAAAAGCCAACTCCACCTCGATTTTGAGACCTATTGCGACCTCGATCTAAAGAAGGTCGGCCTCTACCGCTATGTCGCGCACCCCTCGTTCCGGGTCATGGCCGTAGCCTGGAAACTACAGGGACGACTGCAAACAAGCGTGCCGATGCGTACCGTCCAGCCGCGACCGTTGGAACTGGTGCAGGCGCTCGGGAAGGCGGACGTGCAGGGCCATGCCTGGAATGCGGCGTTCGAAACTTGCGTGCTGGCGCGGCTCGGGGTGGGTCTTGCCAACCCGTTGTCCTGCACCATGCAACGGGCGCTGGCCTATGGTTTGCCGGGCAAGCTGGAAACCGCAGCGGCCGCGCTCGGGGTCGCGCATCAGAAGGACATGGCGGGGCACCGGCTGATGCTGAAGATGTCGCGGCCGCCTCCGCTGGAGGCGGCAGCCTGGACGGATGAGGACTATGCCCGGCTAGCGGATTATTGCGGCCGCGACGTCGAGGCCGAGGCGGCGCTCGCGGCGGTGATCCCGGAACTACAGCCTTCGGAGCGGGAACTGGCGGAACTCGACGCCCGCATGAACAGGTCCGGGGAACTGGGCATCGACCTCGACCGGGTGTTGGCCCTGCAAGCCGCAGCGCAGGCCGCTGAGAGGGGAGATGCGGCACGGTGCGCGGAGCTGACAGACCGGGCGGTCACCTCACCCGGGACCCAGACGGCGCGGCTGCTGGCGTGGCTGACCGCAAAAGGCGTCAAGCTACCCGACGCGGCCCGGGCCACCGTCGAGGAAACCACGGCAATGTTCGGCGACGAACTCGCCGACGACGTGGTTGAGGTGCTGCAAATTAGGCTCCGGATGGCGCGGGCGTCGACCCGCAAGCTGCAGCGGATGTTGGACATGCGCGATCTCAAGGACGGGGCGCTGCGGGGCCAGTTCCAATTCTGTGGTGCCGGACGTACAGGACGATGGTCAGGACGCGGGGTTCAGGTTCAGAACTTGCCCCGGGTTCCGCCGGGGTTCTCGCCGGAGCTGTTCGCTGGGATGGCCCGTGCTGCCCTTAGCGAGGGCACTGGTGCGTTAAACGCGGTGGCGGCTGATCCAGTGCTGGATTGCGTGAGCTGGTCGCTACGGGCTTGCCTGAAGGCCACAGACGGTCATCGGGTTTTGTGGTCGTTCGATTTCGCGCAGATCGAAGCTAGGGTATTGGCGTGGCTGGCAGGCCAGCAGGACGTGCTGGCGGTGTTCGCCTCGGGCGCGGACGTCTACGTCTGGGCGGCGGCGCAATTCGGGTCAGTGGACCGGCAGCTGGGCAAGGTCTTGGTGTTGGCGCTCGGGTTCGGCATGGGCGCGGTCAAGCTGCGCGAGCAAGCCCGGAAGTCCTACGGGGTGCGGATGACCGCAGGCGAGGCCGAGCGGTTCAAGGAGGAATGGCGGCAGAGTAACGCCAAGATCGTGCGGTTTTGGTACGAGATGGACGCGGCAGCGAAGCGCGCCATCCTCAACTACGGGACGGTGGTGGCGGTCGGCGGCTCGGGGGTGGCGTTCACCTGCACGTCGCGGACCTTGCAGATGCGGCTGCCGTCGGGGCGGGTGCTGTACTACCACCAGCCGCGACTGGATCCGGGTTCGGGGTCGATCGTGTATTGGGGCACCGAGGTTGGCGGGAGGTGGGCGGAGCAGCGCACATGGGGCGGCAAACTGGCGGAGAACGCCACCCAAGCCGTGGCCCGCGACATCATGGCCGAAGCGATGCTCAGAGGGTGGCGGCGCAAGGCGCTGGTGCCGTGCATGACCGTACACGACGAGCTGGTCTATTCAGTATGCGCCGGCACTCATCAGTACCTGCAGGATCTGATGTTGGAGCCGGCGCCGTGGGCTGGCGGACTGCCGTTGGCCGGCGAAAGCAAGCTGATGCGGGCTTACGGGGTGCGGGATAAGTCCTTTGGGACAATTGCCATCGCGACTTAAAAGCCGATGATGCCGGCGCCCCCGTGAGCTTTTTGATGATCCCCTTCGAAAAAGGAACGGCCCCCGTGTGTGCTGCACGGGGGCCGAAACCAAGGATGTAAACCCTCTCCGTCAAAGAAAGGCATTACAACGTGCTGCATGATAACGATAGCTCACGGTTCCTCCAAGCGGTATTTCCGGATTACGGCCGCCACGGGGTGTTCGCCCATCGTCTGGATCCTCGGGGCATGGCGCATACCCGGGATAGGACGGGGCTGGACTTAACGCGCGACTGTTACTGGTCGATCGCGGCGTTCCCGGACGATGGCCACGCCACACGAACGCTAGCGCGGGCGCAAGAGGTGCGGGCGCTGGTGGTGGACGATGTCGGGTCGAAGGTGCCCGAAGGCGCGGTACGGCTCGCGTTGGGCGATGCTACGGCCATTGTCGAGACGTCCTCGGATAATTTCCAGTGGGTGTATCGGCTTTCCGCTCCGGTCGCGGTGGCGGAATGGGACGGGACCTTCGCCGAGGTCGAGCGCCTGGTGGGGGTGGCGTTGGAGGGCCGCGACGCGGTGCATTTGTTCCGGTTGCCCTGTGGCGTGAACACGAAGAAGGGGCGCGGGGGGTTTCGGGTCCGCTTGGTTGAACTCAACCCCGAAATCGAGTTGAGCGGCCTGGTTCCGGCCGCAGCTCACGGTCAATTCACGCTGGCGGAGGAGGCTCCGGGGCCCAAGATCAGGAACATCGGGGGATTGCTGCAGCTGATCCCTAATGATTTGGCGGTCGACCGCGCGCGGTGGGTGGACCGCGCGCATCAGATCAAGGCGCTCGCAGCCGACGAGCGCGAAGGCGGCCGGGCGTTCGACGCCTGGTCGCAGACGTGGCCGGGAGTGGTCGACGCGGCCGAGACCGCGCGGGTGTGGGACAGTCTGCCCGAGGTGACACGGACCTCGGGACGCGAGCTGTTGGTGGCGGCGGAAGCGGCTGACGCGGTGGGGTTCGCGCGGCTGATGAATGCGGAAGCGGGCTTGGTATTCGACGACAACGCGGTGCTGGCGCGGGCTCCGGGGGTTGCGGGTGATGTGGAATTCTTCGTCGATCAGGAGAAGTCGTCGATTGAAGTGGTCAAGCACTTTGCCGGCCGGCTGCGCTGTGTCGGGCGCGGCGACTGGCGGGAATTCGACGAAGGGACGGGGCGCTGGCGGGAATGGACCGGCGACCACATGCTGCGGCGGGTGTTGGAATTGGTACGGGCGCGCAAGGGGCGGGCGTTGGACCCGGAGGTGTCGAAGAAGCTGGCTTCGGTGAAGTTTATCGAGGGGATCGCGCGGGCGGCAGCCTTGCATGTCTCGGTGATCGCCAAGGTCACGGACTTCGACCGTGTCGCGCTGTTGTTGGGGGTGCCGTCGGGGGTGATCGATTTGCGGCCGGGGGCGTCTCGTCAGGTGCGGCGGGGCCGGGTGTCGGAGATGGTGTCGAAAGCGATGTGGGTGGATCCGGCACCGGCAGGGACCGGGTGTCCGGAGTGGACCCGGTTCTTGGCGGAGTTCACCCGTGGGGATGCGTCGCTAGCGGAATGGCTGCAGGTGCGGGCCGGCTATTGCCTGACCGGATTGATGGACGAGTACATCCTGCCGTTCTACCACGGCTCCGGCGGCAACGGCAAAAGCGTGTATTTGAATGCGCTGCGCTCGGTGTGGGGCGAGTACGGGGCGCAAATCGAGCACCGATTATTGTTTGAGAAGACCGGCGGCTATCATTTAGCTCCTTTGGCCGTGCTGGCGGGGGTGCGGCTGGCGATTGTGACGGATGTCCCTCAGGCGGCATCGTGGGATGTCCACATCATGAAGATGCTGACGGGTGACGACGCGATCACGGCCAATCGCATGCATCAGAACCCGATCACGTTCAAATCTACGGCGAAGGTTGACGTCTCGGGCAATGGCGAGCCGGTGGTCAAGGACATGGACGAAGGGGTGCGGCGACGGCTGAAGCTGATCCCGTTGACGTCGCAACCTAAGGTCATCGACAAGCAACTGTCTAGAAAGCTGTTGGACGAGTACGGGGCGATTTTGTCATGGGCGCTGGCGGGACTGGACAAATACTGGGCGTTGGGAGGGCTTCCGATATCCAGCACGGTTGATGATGCGACAAAGGAATATCACAACATGCTCGATCCGTTCCAAAGGTGGTTGGATATCGCCGTTGCTGAAGACCGGTCACAAGGGGCCAAGCTGTCAGCCTCAGATATGTTTCGGTCGTGGGATACTTTCCGCAGCGGCGAGAGTAGGTACGGTGCAGCGCCAGTTGATGCGCAAAGGCTGGTCCGTAAGATGAGGGATAAGGGTTTTGATTTTAGCTCGTTGAATGGGCGATCCATTCTGCGGGGGTACAAACTTAATAACATCGACTTCGATAGTGTGTTTTAAGTGGGCTAAAAGTGGGCTAAGCGGGCTAAGTGGCCGATCTCAGTATTCTATCTATTATGTGCGCGCGGTCGCGTATAGGTTAAAATTAAAACGTATAGGGGAGAATACCTGAACCGGGCACTTAGCGCGCTTAGCTCACTTATGTTCTCGTTTTGTTTTTGGTTTTGTTGGGCTGCCGCTATTGCGCCTGTAGAACTGCATGGATGCGGATACGTGGCTTTGCCGTTTTGCGCTTGATTGCGTAGGCCGTAAGAAGCTGTTCGACGCGCGTCGCCAGTATCAGGACCGCAGCGCTTTGCTGTGGGGCTGCCGTTTGATAGTTTTGTAGCGTCTGTTTGATCTGCGTTGCGAGCTGCGGTTGCTGCAGCGCGAATTCGATCAGGTCGGCGTTCCTGGCGCTCGCCGAGAGGATGCCTTTGTGGTCGAGGAAGGCTTTCCAGCCGGGGTGGGCCTTGACGCGGGCGCGGACCTGGCCGCGCAATGAGGTTGGGATGGGCGTGTCGGCCGTTAGGAGAGGGCCTGAGAGGTTTAACATGGGGATGGCTCTTGGGGTGCAGGAGAGGTGGAAAACGCGCCAGCGGGCTCGCTGGCGCGTTTAAGGGGCTATCTGGTTAGGCTGCGACGGGTACGCGGTCCTTGATGAGGGGCATTAGGATGCCCATCGCCTTGCCTTTGAGCTGATCGCCTGCGCCGAATTGCGCCGAGGCGAACCGTGCGGTGGTTTCGGACTGGTCGCCCTTGACCACGGAGCGGTCATGGTCGGCATAGCGGGTGATGGCCTGCAGCGCCGACCAGACGCTGTTCTTTTCGGCGCCTTCCCTGACGCTGGTCGAATAGGCGCGCGACAGGTCGGAGAACTGGTTCATCTTGCGGGCTGAAACATCCTCTTTCTTGGCATCGAACGGGATCTCCAACATGGTCTTGAAGAATTCCGAGATCTGCTGCGCCGACATCTCGACTTGCGCCATGGCATCGCCAATCGCCTTGTATTGGGCGAAGCCTTGCGCCAGCTGTGCCAGTTCCTTGCCGACCTTGGCCGCGTCGAAGCGGGTCGAGTGACGGGTTTTGATGGCCGCACGGGTATCGGCGTGGGCGATGCGTAAGGTATTTTGGCAGACGACGCGGGTCATGGAGCACTGGTTGATGGTCGCTCCTGAGCCGTCGAAGGTGGTTGACATCAACACCCGCGCGGTGTGGTTTTCGCCAGCGACGGCGATATCACCGTTGTACTTGGCGGTGGCCCAGATCCGTTTGCCGCCATCCAGTGAACCGCAGACATCCAGCGCGAAGCGGTCATCGACCGCGATGTACTTGTCAAACCATGCGAGTACGTCCGAGGGTTGCACGATCTGGTAGCCGGTGCTGTCGTTTTCGCCACTGACATAGCCGAGCAAGCCGGCGTTGTCGGAGCGCACCACGAAGGCGCGATCCGGCGCTGGCAGCATGCGCTTGGCGGGTTCGATGTGGTCGAAGGCCGGGCCATTGAGCGCGACCAAAGCCGGGACCTTGATGGCGGACCAGCCGAGGCCAGCGGCTTGGGCCCAATCGGCAATGGACTGGCCCGTCAGCATTTCCTGGCCCATGCGGTGCCAGACGTCGTTGCGGGAACCGAGGAAGGCGATGTTGGCGCGATTGTTGGTGATGTCGAGATTGTGAGCCATAGGATATGTCCTTTAGGTTTAGGGTTTCAATGAAAACAATTTAGAGGGTGTGGGGGTTGCTGTCAACCCCCTCGATTGAAAATTTTTTAGTCGTTTTGCCAGCTGCCATCGGGATAGAGCACATCAACGATTTTGCCGTGGCGCTTCAGCGCCATGGTGACGACGGGCAGATTGTGGCTGAGGTAGGAGGTCATTTTTTCTTGCACGAGGCTGCGGGCGAGCCGTTCGTCGTTGCCGAAGTGAAAGCCATATTGAGTAGCTTTGCCAGGGGTATGCTCGATCGAGAGAGTGAAGGTCATTTGCTTTTTTCCGTGGTTTGGTTTTCGATGGTTGCAACATAGCGGGAGAGGGGGTCGCTGTCAACCCCCTGGTCGGAAAAACCTTCAGAATGGTAAAAGCAGCATTGGTTCCAAGGCGAGGTGGGGGTCAGCGCGGCGTTGTGTTGCTTGGTGTTGAGCTGAAAGACGCCAGGGAAGAGATGTTCGCGGTTATGGTCTGTGACGGCCTGCCTTTGAGGCTGGCGTACAAGCGAGCAGGTTTCGAGAGCAGGGATAACAACGCGCCTTCCAAGCTTTTCAATTTACCGCGCGTTCAAGAGCGGGCGCATAAGATACTCGAGGCACGCCGCACAACGGGTGTTGTCAGCCTCAGCGAGGTCACTGACATGCTCAAGAGGGTTTATGCTGGCGCCCATAGCGCAGAGGAGTACTCAGCCGCGCACAATGCGGCGTTCTCCTTGGCGAGGCTGTATGGCCACGTCACGGACAAGGCGACCTTGGAGGTGATCCGCCGGCCAAGCCGTGATCCCGACGCGCCGAGCGAACAGGTGTTAAGCGATTGGGTAGCGTCGCTGCCTGTGGTTGGGCCTGCAGTTTCGAGCCTGGAAGGCCCGTCTCGCGGCGCGCCCGCCGCGCCATTAGGGCCCGGGCCCTCGCAACCTGTGCCGAACTATCCGCCGGTTTGTCAACCAGGCCTTGCGGGCTCGGGCCCTCAGGGCCCGGGCCCTCAGCTGGATTTGTTCAATGATATCAGCGGCTTAGCGCTGCCCGGCGACCGGGCCCGGCAATCCGAAAACGGGGCCCCAACTAAGCCGGTAACTGGGACCCCTGATAAGCGCGCCCGCTTCCCCCTATTAGAAAACGGGTCCCCTTTTGCGGCTGAGGGTACGCCTTACCCCAGCGCGGAGGAGCTGTTTTGATGGTGCCTGCAGCATGAAGATCATCACCGGCTTCAAGCCACAACCGGGCCCGCAGCACCACTTCCTGACCTGCCCGGCCGATATTGTGGTCTACGGTGGTGCACGCGGAGGTGGTAAGAGCTTCGCCTCCCTCGGCGAGTTCTGGTGCCACGCCGAGGACTGGGGCCCGCATGCCAAGGGCCTGATGTTGCGTCGCTCGCGCGAAGACCTCAAGGACACCATCGACACCGCAAGACAAATGTATGGGAGTGCTGCCGAATGGAAGGACAAGGAAAAACAGTTCAGGTTTCACAACGGTGCGGTATTTCATATGGCGTATCTGGAAAACGATGCCGACGCTATGAACTACCAGGGTTGGTCGTTGACCCGCGTCTATGTCGAGGAGCTGACGCAGTACGCGTCACCGACCGGAATATTCAGGTTGTTTGCTACACTCCGTACAACGAGCGGAGCGCGGTGTCAGTTTCGTGCCACCTGCAACCCGGGCGGTCCGGGCCACCATTGGGTCAAGTCGTGGATCATCGACAACGGCGCCTATCAACCCGTGAAAGACGCCGACACCAACCTGATCCGGATCTTCATCCCGGCTAAGATCCACGACAACCCGGCGTTGCTGAATAGTGATCCTGACTACATCAATCGCTTACGCGCCTCGGGCTCTGCTGCTTTGGTCAGGGCCTGGCTCGAAGGCGATTGGAACGTGATCGAAGGCGCGTTCTTTCCGGAGTTCGATCCCAATCGCCACGTCATCCCGCCCTTACGCATCCCGCTGCATTGGACCCGCTTCCGCTCCATGGACTGGGGCTCAGCTACTCCCTTCAGCATTGGCTGGTGGGTTGTGATACAAGACGACACCATCCACGACAAAAAGCGGCTGCCGAAACATGCAATTGTTCGTTATCGTGAATGGTACGGCTCATCCGGTCCTAACAAAGGGCTCAGACTTCCCGCCGACGCTGTGGCAAAAGAAGTGGTCAGAAGAGAAACCGATGGCAAAGGCTTCAGAGAACCGATCACCTACGGCATCATGGACCCTGCCGCCTTCCAAGTCGTGTCAGGTCCGAGCATTGGTGAGACGTTTGCACGACAAGGCGTCTATTTCCGGCGTGCCGATAACGCGCGTGTCTCTACGCCGAAACGGATGGGTGGTTGGGATCAGGTTCGCTGGCGCTTGCGAGGTGATGAAGCAGGCGATCCCCTGATCTTCTTCGTCGACCATTGCCGCGATGCCATCCGCACCCTGCCGATGATGCAGCACGACGACAACCGGCCCGAGGATCTCGACACCGAGGGTGAGGACCACGCCGTCGACGACATCCGCTACGCCTGCATGTCGCGACCGTTTGGCAACCGCCTCGAAGACGACGAGGACCACAATCCGCTGCTGGTGCGTAATGCTTTTAAGCTCGACGCGCTCTGACGGTTAGGATTATAGTCCCGACCCCAGAGGGAACCCGGTCATGCCGTCGACCACCTATGGGACTGCGGACGAGCGCCCCCCGGGCGTGGCGCCAGCCTCACCGGAGGCCGATCGTCCCGACCTCCCCCAGCAAGACGTCACCGCCACCGCCGACATCGACCTCGGCTGGTGGGAGCGCGCCCTTGCCGACGCCGAGCGCGCCGAAAAACCTTGGCGAGCACGCGGCAGGGACATCGTCCAGATCTACCGGGGCGATATCCCGATCACCCGGCCCAGATCCGGTAAGTACAACGCCGCTTCCACCTACGGGTCCAAGCAGGATACCGCCTCGGCGTTCAACATCCTCTACGCCAACACCGAAGTGATGCTGCCGGCGGCCTACTCGAAGCCGCCCGATCCGGTGGTGCGCTCCCGTTTCATCAAGAAGACCGCCGACCCGATCCAGCCGGCCCCGATCGGGCCTCCTGGAATGCCTCCTCCCGACCTGCCGCCGCCGGGGTTGGCGCCTCCCGGGTTGGCGCCTCCTGGCCCCCCGGGGGTGCCGCTGCCTCCTGGCCCCCCGGGGATGCCGCCAGGGCCACCAGCTCCGGGACCACCACCACCATCCCCGCCACCGCCCATTCCTCCTCCCCCTCCGGCAGCCGCCGGAGCCGGTGATGCGGTCCCGGGAGGGGGGATAGGGGGCCCGCCGTCGCAACTCACGCCCCTAGCCCCCGGCGGCGGGCCTCCACAGCTGCCGCAGGCGCCGATCGGTCTCGGTCCTGCAACTCCCGCGCCGACGCCGCCCGGCCTTCCCGAGCAGAACGACATCGAGACGGCGGCGGCGGTGATGGAGAAGGCCCTTGAGATCGTGGTTTCCGACGAAGCCTCCCATGAGGCGGTGAAATGCGCGGTGCGGGACATGTTGTTGCCGGGTCGCGGCGTCTGTCGCGTGCGCTGGAAGCCGGTGATCAAACCTATTCCGGTGGACGACCCGGTGATGGGTGGCCAGCTCAGCCATCCCATCACCGGTGAGCCGCAGACCAAGGAAGTCAAAATCTGGGAGACCGTCGACGACGAGTATGTGTTCTGGGAGGACCTTCTGATCGACCCAGTGAGACAACACTCGGATGTCAGCTGGATTGCATTCCGGCACTTGTTTGATCAACAGTCGCTCTCGCAAGAATTCGACGACAGCCCGCAACTGCAAGCCCTCAAGACCCAGAACAAACTGCAGGACCTCTTCAAGTGGACCGAGGAGAGCGCCGCGAAATCTCCCGTCGGCGGCGGCGCGGCGCCGAAGGCGGCTTCGCGTCTCGACGCCGTCATCAAAAAGGCGATGGTCTGGGAAATTTGGAACCGCTCCACCCGCGAGATTATTTGGCTGATTAGGGAGAATGGCGGCATCGCTTTGCGGGTGGATCCCGATGCGCTCGGCCTGCAGGGCTTCTACCCGATCCCGAAGCCGATCTACGCCGTGGTCTCCACCGACACCATGATCCCGAAAGCGTTCTATGATCTCTACGCTAGCTTGGCTGCCGATTTGGACGACACCTCACGACGCATCAGCGACCTCACTAACAAAATCAAGGTGCGTGGTGGCTACAACGCCGCCAACAAGGACATTGCTGCTCTGCTCACGGCTGACGACGGCAAGCTGTTGCCGGTGGACGGCGTCGACCTGATGTCCGGCGGCTTGCAGAACCACATCTGGCTGGTCCCCATCCTCGAATGGGTCAACGCGCTGAAAGTGCTCTACGATAGCCGCAACCAGCAGAAGCAGGCGATTTACGAAATCATCGGCATTGCTGACATTATCCGAGGCGCCACCAACCCGTATGAGACCGCGACAGCGCAGCGCATCAAGGGCACCATGGGCTCGGGTCGCATGCAGGGCATCAAGTCGGCGGTGGCTAATTTCGTCCGCGATCTAATGCGGCTCAAGGCCGATATCATCGCCAAGAACTTCGATGCCGAAATCCTCACCAAGATGACCGGCGAGCACGTCACGCCGCAGGTGATGGCGGTGTTGCGCTCAGAATTCACCCGGATCTGCTCCATCGATATTGAAACCGACTCAACCGTCGAGATTGATGAGGCCACCGAGAAAGAAAGCAACGCCCAGACCATGCAGGTGATCGGCGCCGTGATGTCGGCGGCGCAGGGCATGCTGGCGACAGGGTTACTACCTCCACCTATGGTGATCCAGCTCACGCTTGAGATGGTCAAGATGATGCTGCACCCCGTCAGACACTCCAGAGGCGTCATCGATCTCATCAACGGCTACCAAGAACTGCTCACCAAGTTCATGCAACAAGATCCGATGGGCGTCAGCATGCGCCCGCCAGGTCCGCCACCGGGAGCGCCGCCGCCGAAAGGCGCCAATGGCCAACACCCACTGCCTCCGCCGCAGCCCGGCCAAGGTCTGCCGCCTGGCGTCGGTCCGCCGCGCACCGGACCGCCGCCGCAAGCCGTTACTCGGCCGTCCAGTCCATGAAAAACCGATAGGAGAGCAAACCCATGGTTGATACCAGAACGCCGCCCCCCGTGCCGCCTGTGCCGCCTGTGCCGCCAGCCAAGCCGCCCGCGTCCAAACTGTTCGACAATCCGAGCCAAGACCCCAATCATCCCAGCAACAAGACGCTGTCGCCCGAGCGGCCGCCAGTTCCGCGTTCCGCCGCCGAGGGTTTCAACGTCCCGGCTGAAGAGCTGATGACGGCGCAGGAAAGCGATCAGACTGCGCCGGTTCCCGGCGTCGGCCCAGTCACGCCGGCTGAAGTCTCGCCGGGTCCGGCTGAGACCATCGAGGCGCAGGGTATCGGACCGCGCACGCCATATCCGACCGGCAGCCCGCCGCCGCCCTCGGAGGCTGTCACCCGAGGCCAAGGTATCAAGGGCGTGACGGATAAACCCGTCGTCAAACCCGACGAAACCAAGGCACCTGCTGGCACCACCAGCCGGCCCGCGCCTCCGCCGCCGCCTCCGCCCAGGCCTCCAGTCCGATGACGAAACTACGCAATCCTACGTAAAATAGAAGGAAAATCAGATGGCAGCAGTTGAAATTACCATCAGTGGCGTGCTTTACGACAAGTACAACCGGACCCAGCAGAACGTGGTTCTGTTCGGCGAGGCCTCGCTCACCGGTCTTCAGGTTGGCGGCGGGCCATCGCCTGGTGGGCCTGGTAGCGGAGCAGGTGGCGAGCCTCCGCTCGGCATCTGGGGCCCGCCGACAATGCCGCCCGGTTTTTGGGGCGGGGGCATGGGTCCGGGGGTCAAGCCGCAACCGCCTGCAGGTGCGCACCCGGATCATACCTTGCCAGGCGACCTACCCCAACAGCCACCGCAAGAACCGATCCAACCGCCGGTTGAATGGAAAGCCGTCTGGGCGGGCCCGGAGCATGGCTGGGTCGTGGTCGGCGTTCCGAGCGGCGAGCATGTGACGCCATCCCAGACCGGGTGACGCCGATGACCATGGTTCGCTATCCACTGCCGATCACGCCCGTGATGTTGGCGCCGGCCAATGTCAACTGCGATAAACCTCGGTACTCCGGTGCCGGGGTTGCGGGTGACTGGGTGGGCGGCGCAGTCGGCAACGACGCCAACGTTTCCAGCGCCAGCCAGGCCGTGGCGAACGCGGCTTCGATCACGCCCACGGCTCCTTACGCGCCCACCAATCAGGTCGCCAAGGGTCAGGCGATGGTGCCGCCACTGACGGTTCTCAGCGACATCGGCATCGACTATGGGGCTTATGCCGGCCAGACCTGCCGCACCGGCACCATCACGCCGCAAGCGCCCTACCCGGACGCCACCTCACCGCCGCAGGTCACCAGCGTCACGCCAAACACCGGCTTAGCGGCCGGCGGCACCGCCGTCACCATCTCGGGCACTAACTTCACGGGCGCCACTGCCGTGACGTTCGGCGGCACCGCAGCGACAGCCGTTACTGTGGTGAACCCCAACACCATCACGGCGACCTCGCCCGCCAAAGCTGCAGGTACCTACGACGTGCGGGTGACGACGCCAAAGGGCTTAAGTCCGATTGGTGGTGTGAGTGACAATTTCGTCTACACGTGAGGCAGCCATGACTGGCTTTCGCCCCAACGAACAGATGCGCTTGCCGGGCCTCGGCGTTCCCGTCGATCCCCGGACCGGTGAGTTACTCTCGACAGTTACGCTGGCGCGTCTCGCCCGGTTGAAGGATGCCGAAGGCGTGGTGCGCCAGATCTTCCATGAACTCGACGGCACCAGTCTCGGCTCGCGTCCCGGCGATAGGCGTATGGCGCTTGCCTTCACCAAGTTGGAAGAAGCCGTGATGTGGGCCACCGCCGCCGTGTTGGATCATTACCCGAGTTGAGCCATGCCGACTTACGTGTTCTACGACGGGCGTCTGATCGACAAGTGCTGTCGTCCCGTCCCTTCCCAGCACGCCGCCTCGGAGCTGCCGGCGCCAGCGGTGCAATCCTTTGCGAGCTATGCCAGTCCGATCGACGACGCCGTGATTTCGTCCAATCGCCAACGTGACCGCGACCTCTACCATTCGGGCAGTTACGATCCCCGGGACACCCCCGCAGCCTACAGGAAAGCACGAGATGGCTGGAGAAAACTCGCACGACGCGCCGCAGCCATCCCTTAGGGATATTGCTGAGCAAGCTTACGATGATTTGGAGAGCGGTGCCGACGAGGCCCCTGCTCAAGAGCCCCAACAGCCTCAAGAGCCTTCAGAGCCTCTTGCATCCGACGACCGACCGCGCGATAAAAGCGGCCGCTGGGTCGCCAAATCATCGGAGGCTCAGACGGGTGAAGCAATCGAGCGCCCCCCGCTCGCCGATCCAGCCCCGAAGGTAAAAGTTTCCGAGCCCAGTGCCACTGAACCTGATCCAGCCGCGCAAGCGAGAAGCAATCAGGCCCCCGAGCATTGGAGCGCTGAAGACAAGGCGACCTTCGCCAAGATCCCTGCGGAAGGACAGGCCTTCCTTCTCAGGCGTCATGGCGAAATGGAAGCCGAGTTCACGCGCAAGTCTCAGGCGAGTGCGGGAGCAGTCCAGTTTACGCAGTCGCTCGCGCCAGTGTTTACCGATCGACGCATCCAAGCGTCGCTGCAGCAGATGGGCCTTAATCCTACACAAGCCGTCCAAGAGTGGGCTGGCTTGCACGTTCGGGCGATGTCCCCGAACCAACAGGATCGGTTTAGCGTGCTGGTGGACATGACCGAGCGAATGGGTCTGGACCCAGCGCGCATCTTCTCCGCCCTCAACAAGTCGCCGGTCCCTGAAGGTCTGTCGGAAGCAGAACTGAAGGACCCGGCGGTAAAGTTTTTCGCTGATCGTCTCGGTCAGACTACGGGTGAACTGAACGCGCTCAAGAATGAGATCCAACAGCGCTGGGCCGCCGAAAACCAGGCCCGGGCGGCAGCCGGGGAACAGTATGCGAGGGCGAACATCGATCAGTTCGCGGACGAGAAAGCAGCCGACGGCACCCCGCTGCGGCCGCATTTCAACACCGTGCTGCCGATCATTCTCGACCTCTACAAGGCCAATCCCCAGCGCAGCCTCGCCGACGCCTACGAGGCAGCATGTTGGGCTCATCCTGACGTCCGGAAGCAGCTGCAGGCGGCTGAGCACTACCGCCAGCAGTCGCGTCATGACGTCGAGAAAGCCAAGATCGCGCAGCGCGGCAATGTCCGGGGCCTTACCAGCCCTGCGGTCAAGCCGCCTGGCGTTAATGGGCCTTCGCGGGGAACGATCCGGGACACCATCGAGCAGTCTGCTGAGGAGATCGGGTATTGACCCCTCATAGGAGGAGCCCTCGATGGCCGACCCAACAGTCAGCATGCTCGTCGCCACCACCATCCAGAACTATCACAAGCAGTTCGCCGACAACGTCTCCAACTCCAACGCCGTCACAGCCCTGTTACGTGAAGGCAACCGTGTTCGCGTCATCGAAGGCGGCCGCGCTATCGCCTGTCCCCTGACCTACGCCGAGGAAACCTTTGCCTGGTACGTCGGGTCCGACATGCTTTCTCGCGCCTTCAAGGACACGATTTCCGAGGCGCATTACGATCCGGCCAATGCCGTAGCCTCGGTCACGCTCTCGGGCCCCGATCTGGCTAAGAACCGTAGTCGCGAACGCATCCTCAACCTTTTAGAGGGTAAGCTCGACAACGCCGAAAGCACCATGAAGAACAACATCACTAAGGCGGTCTATGGCGACGGCACGGTGGCGAAGTCGTTTGCAGGGCTCAAGGCGTTCGTGACCAACGACGGCACCGGCATCGTCGGCGGCATTGACGCCACCACGTGGACGTTTTGGAAGAACCAGTTTCAACAGGTCGTGCGCGCTACCGGCCTGCAGTATCCCGCGCTGAAGGCCGCAATGAACGCGCTCTGGATGAAGCTGATCCGTGGCGCGGAGAAGCCGGATCTGATCGTCGCCGACGGTGAAATCTACTCGACTTACGAGAGCGGCTTGCAGGAGAACCAGCGCTACGCCGATGCCCGCCTCGGGGCGCTCGGTTTCGAGACGCTGAAATACAAGTCCGCGCCACTGGTGTTCGACGGTGTCGCGACAGGTCTCACCGGAGCGTACTACCTCAACACCAAGTACATGAAGTTCGAAATCTACTCGGGTCGCAATTTCGAAGCGCTCGATCTTCCCGACCAAAGCCCTGACATGGACGCCGTCACTCGGCATCTTGCCTTCATGGGGGCCTTGACGCTGTCCAACCGTTCGATGCAGGGCCGGTTGTTCGCAACTGGTACCTGATCGGAAAACGGCGGGCGGCTTGCGGGGAGCGACGCCCGCCGTTTTTTAGCAAGCTCCCCCATGGAGCAACTATGAGCGATACCCCGACACTCGTTCGTTTTTATTCCGGCTGGGAGCGCGACGGCAACGGCCCCGATGGCTTGCCGACGTTCCGCGAAACCGTGCGTATTCGCCTCGACCGGCCGCCGTTTCTTTCCGTTGAGCGTGAAGCTGAAGAGGTGGACATGCTTGATCATCCGCAGCCGTACGAGCTTTACAAAAAGACCTGCGACGCTCGTAAGGAGATCGTCGGCTATCCGCTGGCGCTATGGCCGGCGTGCCCTTCTCACATTTTCCAGATGTGCGCCGCGCGCGATATCCACACCGTCGAGCAGTTGGCGCAATTGGTCTCGAAGAAACGCCGCAGCGAAGCGGTCAAAGCCGTGCCTCCGGAAGTCATCGAGTTAGCTGACCGTGCTGTGAAGATGATCGATTTGCAGACGCGGGCGGGTCAGTACGAGGAGCTGATTACCACCATGCAGGAGCAAATCGAGGTGATGAAGGAGCAACTCGAAGAAGCCGTTACCACTATCGCGGCGCAGAAGACCCTGATCGAAACCCTTAGACTGAAGGCGGTCGCCTGATGCCGCGTCTGTCGACCATCCTGCAGGTGGTTTCCGACGTCTCACTGGAGTTGGGCACCTCCCAAGTTCCGGTGCTGCAGGCCGTCGGCAGCGCCGATCAGGACATCGCGCAGATGACGGCCCTGATGCAGAACGTGGCGGACGAGCTGCTGCTAGATCCGCCGTACCGTGATGCGCTGGGCGACGGCAACTGGCTATACGACGCCGGCAATCTGGTGCGCAAAGCGCGTCCCACCCAGGATACCGATATCGTGTTGTTCGACCCGAGACTGGCCGTCAACGGCCTCAAATACCGTTTCCTGAAAGCCAAGGGCCTCGAATACGGCGAAGAACAGCGCGACTTCATCGTGCGTCTGAACAAGCTCGCCGCCCGCAACGCGCCCGTGCTCGATCTCAATGCCGATCCGGGGCGCGTGCAATGAGAATGATGCCGACCGAGTTCTTGAAGATCGCCGACCGGCGCGGCACCATGACCCGCAGCAAGCGGCGCTCGACCAGTCACGTTGCCCACGTCAGCGTGCCGTTGAAGGGTCTTAGCCGCTACGCCCAGCTCAACGAAGCCGATCCATTGCTGGCTTCGATCCTGACCAACTGGATCGTCGAGCAAGACCGTATTTCACTGCGGCCGGGCTATACCCAGGTGGGCAGCATCGCCGACGGCCGGGTGATTTCCACCATGATCCCGTTTTACGGCGTCGGTCAGAAGTTCATCGTCGGTGCCGGCGACGGCCTTTTCAATGCCACGGGCACCCGGATCGGCACCAAGGTGTACGGCGGCGACCAGTGGCAATGGACCTCCGCCGCCAATTTGTCGCAGAAAAAATATACCATTATGGTCAACGGCTTTAATGGCGTGGTGTCGTGGGACGGCTCTTCTGGTTCGCTACCGAGCCTGCAAGCCGACGAGATTGGTATTCCGGAAGCGGACCCCGATGGCTTCCAGCAGTTGGAAGTCATCCTGGCGCAACCCAGGGAAGCCGGACCCCGAGCGGTCGCACCGCCGTCCTTCGACCCCAATAAATTCGACAAAGTGCTGGCGCACATGAACCGGCTGTGGTTTGCCGACAGCCAGGACTTGATCGTCTATTACGGCCCGCTGCAAGTCGTCGATGGTACCCTTACGCTGGGCATGCTGCCGCTCAACGCGTATTTCCGGCGCGGCGGCACCATCAAGTCGCTGATGACCTGGACCTTCGACGGCGGCGTCGGCATGCAAAACCTGCTGGTGATCTTCACCACCAACGGCGAAGCCGCGATCTATTCCGGCAGCGACCCCGACACCGCGAGCGACTTCAAACTGGTCGGCATCTATCGTTTCGACACCCCGATGGGCCCCGGCTGCACCGTCAATTACGGCGGCGAGCTTTACGTGTTGATCTCGACCGGGCTGGTGCCGATGTCGACGCTGTTGAAGGCGGAACAAGATAATTTGGGCACCTCCGACCTCAATGTCATGCAGGAGTTTATTGACGTTTCAAAAACCTTTCGCAGCGCCTACGGCTGGAGCGTCATCATCAACAGCCAGACCAACCACGCGATCTGCAATATGCCGATCGGCTCTGGCAAGTACAATCAATTGGTGCGGTGGATGCCGAGCGCGGTGTGGTCGAAATGGACCGATCTGCCGGCGCGGTGCTGGGCCTGGCTCGGCAACCACGCTTATTTCAGTTCCGAGAACGGCAAGATCTACCAAACCGGGCCTGAGTACCTCGACGACAACGGTGCCGCGATCAACGTCGACGTCCGCTTTGCCTGGTCGAGCTTCAAGAGCGTCAACAAGAAGCAGTTCAAGCTGGCGCGGCTCTACATGGTTTCCGACAGTCTTCCGAAACCGTTTGTCGATGTCGAAGTGGACTACATCACCGAGCCGCCGACCAATCTGCCGGATATCGCCACCGTAGCCACGGCTGCCAACTGGAATACCGCCACGTGGGACGTCAATGGTTGGGCGATGGACGCGGTGCCACGGCAGCACTGGCAGGGTGTAGTGGGGCTCGGGCGGGTCGGCGCGCCGCGCATTCGCGCGAGCTTGCAGGGCTGCACGTTCGCGCTCACGGGTGCGGATATTATTTACGAAGAGGGCGGCTTGCTGTGAAAGTGTTCTTTGGTGATCTACCTTCTGATGCGCAGGCGATGCTGACGCGGCATCTGCGCGTCGACTTCTCGCACTGTAGTTTCGCAGCTCCGAGGTGGTTCTCGGCGTGGGCGCGCAACGAAAGAGGCCATGTAATTGGTATCTTCGCCGTCGAATTCTCAGTCTGGTTCGAAGGCAAGGTGACCGTTCTGGTGCTTGATCCGCGCTGTCTCTCACGCCGAGTTCTACGGGCGATCTTCACCGCATTATTCTCGCAGGCCAAACGGCTCACGGCCGAGGTCGAGCCGGATAACCGGCGCGCTTTACGTCAGGTGCAGCGACTTGGATTTTGTTTCGAGGGTTATCATCCGCTCGGGCTCGAAGGCACCCGCGACACCATCGTTTACGGCATGCTCAAGCAAGACTGCCGCTATCTCCCCGGCTTCGAAGCTGACAAGCCCGCGCGCAAATTGCCGGTGTTTGCTGGCGATGTTTACGAAAGGACGCATTGATGGTCTCACAACCTAACGCGCCCGATCCTTATCAAACCGCTGGCGCTCAGAACGCCCAGAACGCGTTTGCCAGCCAATTCAGCGGCGCTTCCAGCAACGCCAACGAAGTCAACCCATACGGCTCGGTCAGCTACAACCAGACCAGTCAAACACCGATCTACACCAACGGCCAGATCACCGGCTACGCGCCGCAGTACACCAGAACGACTAGTCTTTCGCCGGATCAACAGAAGCTCTTAGGGCTGGAGACCCAGGCCAAGTACAACCTCGGTACCACGGGGGTAGAACAATCCGCTCAGCTGCGCGACGCCCTCAACAAGCCGGTCGATCCGAGCCAGTGGACGCCGTGGCAGACTAGCTTGCCGCAACAGGATCTACGCCAGGATGCGGGTCCTACCGACCGTGCGGCGATCGAAAAAGCGATGATGGAGAGCTACAACCGCAATGTCGCGCCGCAGGAGAGTGCCCAGGAAACCAGCCTCGCCGCGCGCGGGCTAGCGCCGGGCAGCGGGGGCTATAGTCAATACCAGAAGACCCGCGACGACAGCCGCGCCGAAGCCGCGCGCCAGGCCTATTTGTCTTCAGGAAGCGAGAGCCGCGCGGCGCAAGCCGCCTACAACGACGTCGGCACCCAACGCTTCAATATGAACCAGATGGCGAACTCGTATCTGAACAATCTGCGCGGCGCCCAGATGCAGGAGGCGTATCAGAGCCGCAGCCAGCCGATCAACGAGATCACCGCGCTGATGAGCGGCTCGCAGGCGACCATTCCGCAGTTCCAAGCGTTCCAGGGCTCGCCGGTCTCACCGTCGAATATCGGGCAGTACATCCAAGACAATTACCGCAACCAGAGCCAGGCGGCGGCTGCGACCAACGCCGGTATCTTCGGCATGGCAGGCGGTCTCGCTAAGCTGGGCGTGGGTATGATGTAGGAGAACGCGCATGGGTTCCAGCGGCGGCAGCGCCAATCCGATGTTCCTCTCGCAGGGCGGCAGGCCGATGCCGGGCCTCCCGATTGCCGGGCAAGGGGCGCCGAACGACAACCCACGCAACTTCGGCCAGTTTCAGGAATTCCTGCCGGAGATTGCGCCGGCTGGCCGTGCCGGCAATCAAATCCTGCCTGCGGGTCAAGGTCCAGCGCCATCGGCGCGCGGCCTAACGAGCGAGATGTTCCAGTACCGATCGCCTTCCGGCGCCGTCGCTCCAGGCGGTGGCGGTGGTGCTGGAGACATCGACAGTCTGCGCCAGCAAGTGGCGGCGCTGCAGGCGCAAGCGGGCAATGGCCAGTTTGGCGCGGCGCGCGGCGGCCAGCAGCCGGGCTTCGGCCTGTACGGACAGCAGTCGGGTATCGGCTTCCCGATCAACTGGACCAACAGCAACAACCCGAACGTCACGTCGTGAGGGCTCGATGGCGCGTTCGCAACAATACGAACTGCCGACGTCGGCTAAGAAGTCCCGCAGCGATGACCCGCGTGGCCTGGAACCATATATCCGCGAAGCGGCCCTGCGGAACGGGGTTGATCCGGATATTGCGGTCAAAGTAGCGAAATCCGAGGGTTTGCGGGACTTCCTCGGCGACAACGGCAAATCTGGCGGCGCGTTTCAGCTCTACACGGGCGGCGGGCTCGGCAACAAGTTCCAGAAAGCCACCGGACTTGATCCGCTCGATCCCAAAAATGAAAAAGCCACCATCGACTATGCCATGCAGCAGGCGGCGCAGGGCGGCTGGGGCCCGTGGTATGGCGCGGCGAAAGTCGGTGTCGGGAAATGGGACGGAATTGGTGCTGCTGACCCGGAAAAGACCGCCGCGACTGCTGCCGGTGCTGCCCCGGTATCCGAGGGCGGACCCGTTGTCGCATCGGCTGACACCGCCTCGGAGACCTCCCAGACGGCTTCAGGAGGCGCACCAGGCGATTTTCTGGCCAAGCTGAAAGATCCCAAGGGTAAAGCCTCCGAGGGCCTGGGTGAGGCTATTAGCGGCCTTGGGCAGGCCGTAACCGGGGCAGCTAAGGACCCCTACGCCACCCCCTCCGCCCGCGCGACGACGGTGGCGCCACCCGCCGCGCCAACTCCGGCGCTGGTTCCGATGGTCGATCCCCGGGCGGCGGACAATCAGCGACAGCAATTGGCGCTGGCGATGCAGCGGCTGAACTCCGGGAGGCTGTACTGAGATGGCAATCTTCGCATCGACCACGCTTGGCAGCAGTGATCCGGCTCGGGCCATGAGCATCAAGGCCCTGGAGGCCCGGGCGCAGGCTTTGGCGGCGGCACAGAGTAAGCAGGAGATGCCGAGCAGCCTGCCGAGCCCCTGGCAGGGCGCCAGTCTCGTCATGAACCAAGCCGCCGACGCTTTTGCCGCCAAGCGCGCCGACCAGGCGGCTGCGGCGCGCCGGCAGGAGCTTGCCGGCGTCATGTCGGGTGTCGGTCCTGAGGGCCCGAACCCGGGGCAACTGGCACAGATTACTGGCGCCGATCCGGATCTTGGCAAGACGTATCTGCAGCAGATCGCGCAGCAGCGGGCGGCGGCGCAACAGATCCAGGCACAAAAGGAGGCCGCTGCCGAGGCGGCTAAGACAGCGGAGACTGCAGCGGTCTCGCAAGAAGGGCGCCTGCAGGCGCGGCCGCAGACCGACGCCGGCAAGGTCAAGGCCGACCTCGCTGCTGGCAAGCTCTCCGAGGAGGAGGCCGCTGCCGCGCTGAAGAAGCTGACGGCACCGAGCGCGGGTGAGCAGAAGATCATCAACGAGCAGCAGAGCGCCCATATCGACTTGCAGTCGTCGGTGGACAATTTGAAGGAGGCGGAGCAGCTGCTGAACCAGGGCGTCTACAGCGGCGGCGGGGCGGAGTTCAAGGAGATTGCCGGCAAGTACGCACCAAGCGCGCTCGGCGGCATCACCGGTACCGATCCGGAGACCACCAAGCGCACCCAGCGCTACAACCAGATCATGAGCCCCGAGGCGCTCGGCGCGCTGTCCAAGTTGAAAGGCGCTTCGTCGGACAAGGATATGATGTGGGCGATCCAGACCGTCAACGACAAGAGTTCCTCGATCGAGAACAAGAAGCGGGCCCTGCAAGTGCTGCAGGCGAAAACCCAGGCGCATTTGCAGGCCTCCGAACAAACCCTCAAGAGCATGGGCGGCAATACGATCAAGGTCGAGACGCCACCGCCAGCGATAGCGGGCGGCGGCGTCTCGAGCGTCGCTTCCGAGGCCGAAGCACTCCAGTTGCCGGCGGGTACCAAGTTCAAGCTTCCTGATGGACGAACAGGGACGGCACGCTGATGGCTGAGCGGCTCGAATTCGACACCTCGGCAACGGCGCCTGCTGCAGCAGGCGAGCGTAAGCTCGAATTCGACACGCCATCGAATGAGCAGGCGTTGCGCGCCCAATACGGGAAAGAAATCAGGCAGCGCGGCGAGCCGGGTTACGGCGAGCGCTTCATCGACGCCGCAACGCTGGGGTTGTCACGACCGTTGAGTGGAGCGGTGCGTGCTGTCGGTGGTGTATTCGACCCGGATACGACAGCTGGCGAGCGCTATCGCGCGGGCGTCGGCGCGGCTGAGGACTACTTCAAGAAGGGCGAGGAGAATACCCCAGGCGCGCTCGGGGTGGCGACGGATATCGCCGGAGGCCTGGCCACGGGTGCTGTCGGCAGGGGCGTTAAGGCTGGCCAGGTGGCGTACACGACCGGCCGGGAGGCGCTCGCGAACATGATACGGCAGGGCGCTGTTACCGGCGCCATAGAGGGCGCTGCCAGGAACGCGGAAGATCCGGAGAAGGCCCTGAAAGGCGCGGCTACCGGCGGCGTCGTCGGCGGGACGGTGGCGGCGACGGTCGGCGGCGCGGCCAAGCTTGTCCCCGGGGTGAAGGGTGCGCAGAAGGAAGCGCGCGAGGCTGGCCGGGGCGCGTCCCCGGAGGAGCTGAAGGCGGCGGCAAAGCCGCTGTTCCAGCAGCTCGACCAGGGCGGCATCGCCTACGGTCAACCGCAGACCGCGACGCTGAAGCAGGGCATCGACGACCTCATCGCCAACAATCAGTACAACAAGATCGCGCACCAGAAAATTTCCGGCTACGTCGATGAGCTGGTGCAGAAGGCGCAACAACCGCAAGGGATGGGGTTCAATGATCTGCACAATCTGCGCTCGGCCTTAGCGAAGGAGGCTCGGGGCCAGGACGCCGCTACCCGCGAGGCCGCCGGCAAGGTCATCGGCGAGATCGACAAGCTGGTGCTGGGCAATACTCCGGCCATCAATCCGAACAATGTCGACGTCAAGGGCGCCTATGCCGAGGCCCGCAAGCTATGGAAAGCCGCGAGCCTGGCCGACGATGTCGGTTGGCTGGCGGGCAAGGCCGAGCGCAAGGTGGCTTCGAAGGCGGGCGTCAATCCCGACGAAGCCAACCGGGGCGCCTTTCGCGCGGTCGAGGATCGGGTCAGCAAACCGGGGGCTTATGACCCATATACCCCAGAGCAGCGCGACTTGCTGGCCCGGATCGTTGGCGGCGACAAAACCCAGAACCTGCTGCGCGGGGTCGGGACTGTTGCCGACAGTCCGATAACCAAGGGCCTGGTAGGCGCAGGCGCAGGCGCTCTCGGTTTTGCGCACGGTGACCCGACATTCGGTCTGGCGTCGATGGGCGGGGCCCGGCTGGGCTCCGAGGCCGGAGGGCTCATCACCAAGGGCCTCAACCGTCTCGCCGCTAATCGTGGCGCCGAGAACATCGACACTTTGATCCGCAACATCACTACCGGTTCGTCGGCACCGTCGACGCGAGCGCCTTCTCCGGAAGCGCTCCGGATCTTGTTGGCGAAACGGATGGCGCAGCGTGCCGGTGGCGCCTATGGCGGCAGCATGACAGGAGAACAATGAGATGCCGATGCAATCCGAAGCGCAGCGACGCGCGATGCACGCCGCCGCCAGCGGCAAGTCCACGCTCGGGATACCGAAGAAAGTCGGACGCGAATTCGTCGCCGCTGACGAAGGCGGCAAATTACCGAAGAAAGCCGGGCAGTATGCGCTGCCGAAATCTGGGAGCATGAAACATGCCAAAAACAACTGCTGATATTCCGCCGTCGGTCCAGGCTGATTACGCCAGAATTCCAAAACCTAATGCGGTCGCGATGGCCGAAGGTGATGGCTACACCAAAACAGCACCGATGCGGAAGGCGCAAGCTCCGGGCAAGAGCAAGGGCCAGTTCGGGCTGCCGAAGTCGGGCGGCATGAAAGTGATGAAGATGAAATGAAGGGCAGATAGCGATGGCGTTCGACGGGTTCGGTACTTTTCTTCGGTTACGCAGCTGGATCGCTGACGCCACGGCCGGCGTCAAAGTTCGTGCGGATTTTCACGACGATGAAGACAACAATTTTGCTGACGGTCTGAGCCACTGCATCACCAAAGACGGCCAGACTACCGTCACCCAGAATATTCCGTTCAATTCGAAGCGTGTCACGGCGTTGGCGGACCCGGTCGACCCGCAGGACGCCGCGACCAAGGCCTACGCCGACACCAAGGCCTCGCTCGCGGGCGGCAGCACGTTTACCGGCGATGTGACCATCAATAACGATGATCCGACATTTACCCTGAATGGTAAGGACGGTTTCAACAACGCCATCTGGGGGCAGAAGAACGGCAAGAACCGCTGGGCCCTACTGCTCGGCGACAGTACCGCCGAGAGCGGCGGCAATGCGGGGTCGAACTTCGAGCTAATCAACTTTGCTGACGACGGCACCCAGCTCGGTCCTGCGCTGTTCGGCACCCGCTCGACCTCGCTTTTGACCGTCAAGGGCGATCCCACGGCCGCGCTCGGCATTTCCACTAAGCAATATGCCGACAGCAAGCTGCCGCTGGCGGGCGGCAGCATCACCGGCAATCTGCAGGTCAACGGCGAATTAATCGCCGTGCAGAACTACTTGCGTTTCGGCGCCAGCGGCGGTCCCGGCTACATCATGTGGAACGGCGGGGCCAACTATTCGCTCGGCGGCGGCGGCACCATCTGGCATTCCGGCAATTTCAATCCGAACGCGTCAATACTGGTCTCGAATGCGCGGATGGTGATCGTCGGTCAACCGGCGTTAGGCACTTCCCCTGCTTGGTATGAACCGTTCAACGGAGGTTTCGTCACCGGCTGGTTCGTCAGCCAGTATATCAATCTGCAGCCTTACCTCGGCGCTTTCATAGTGCGCAATTTGCAGCTCTACACCACGAGTTGGTGGACCGTCTTATACGCCTAAGGACAACAGCCATGAGCATCATCGAGCACGGCGACTGGACGCGATATTACCCGGACCCGCGCCCCTCGAATGCGCCGCTCAATGCCGGGTTCGCGCAGCGCAATAGCGATGCCCAGGACTGGTATCTGTATGTCAATCCGCCGGCCACCAGCTTTCAGCCGGGTAGCGTCAAGATGACGATCTACCGGCAGGGTAAAGACGGGCCCACGGTCGCCGCAGCCGTGCTCGATGCGACGATGCTGTGGCCTGACCAGGCGCTGGTGGTTGAAGATACCAGTTATTCAGGTACCACCCCGCAGGCCGACTATGGCGGCAAGATCTACGACCCGGCAACGCAGACCTTCAGCGATCCGCCGCCGCTTGAGCCGCCTGCAGGGCTGCAGTCGCTGCTCGACCGGGTAGCTCAGCTAGAAGCCAAGCTGGGGACGGATACATGAGCGACGTCTCCGGCATCCCCTATATGGGCCCGATGGGGCAGGGCAACTTCTTTGCGCCCACCTTCTCCTACAACCCGCAGATGACGGCAGGGCAAATCTCGTCGTCGTACATGCCGGAGATTTACAACAACCAGAACGTCCTCAACAACCTGTATGGCGGCGGCGCCAACGCCGGCTTCGGCCGGCTGACTGACTACTACTCGCAGCTCGGCGCCAACCAGTTATCCGGGATCGGCAGTACCAACCCTTATGGCGTGTTCAGCAACACGGGTCAGTCCGCGCGAGCCCCCGCGTTCAACCAAGGTGCGATAGATAATTTCGTGACGGGTGGCGGCGGCTTCAACTTCCCTTCCGTTCCCAACTATTCCGGCGGTGTTGGCGGCAGCTATGGCCTTGGCGAGGGCCTCGGTAGCAGCGGCTTTAATACGACCGCCATGCAGAACTTGTTCGGCAACTGGAACGCGCCGCAACCACAAATCGACTGGACTGGTGGTGGTGGTGGCGGTGGACTGTTCAGCAGTCTCGGCGGCCTCGGTGGCGCCCCCTACACGCCGTCACCGGGTGGATCTGCGCTCGACTGGACGCATCTGTTCGGCGGTGGCGGTGGTGGTGCGCGGGCGGATCCATATCCGAACATGGCGATGCCAGGGGGCTTAAGCTCGCCGATGACCCTGCCGCAGCAGCAGCCGCTCGATTACGGTTCGTTGTTCGGACGCGGCGTGGGCGGCACGGGCGGGGCCCCCGAGACCCCGCAGCCCAGCGCGCCGAGCCCTCCCGAGGGCAGGCTCGCTAGCCTCGGTGGCCTCGGGGGTGCACCCTACACACCGCAGCCTGGCGGGTCTTCGTTCGACTGGACCAAGCTGTTCGGCGGCGGTGCGGAGGCAGCCCCGGCAGCCCCTACGCCCCCTGCGGCGGGCAGCAGTGTGTTTGATACCGGCGCGCCCCCGATTACTGGCGTCGAAGGCGCGGGGGCCGTTGGCGGTGGCCGGGGTGTGGGAGGGCTTGGCCAGGGCGATACGACGGGAGCGCCGTATACGGCACCGGCCGAACCCAACCGATACCCGCTGACTGGGCCCCCGGTCACCGAGGCCTATAATCCGTATTTCGACGTCACGTCGCCGTACAGCCCGCGCTCCGGTGGCGAAGTTGTGGCCCCTGGTGGTGGCCTGACCGCGACTGACTTGAGCGAGCAGGCCAGGACCCGGCTCGCCGATCTCATGGCTGGTGCGAAAGAGCCCACCCCGGATGAGATATTCGCCGGCGACAAGTCGGTCCCGACTGAAGGGCAACCAGCAGTGGCCGAGCTTCTTGGCGAGGCGGGCAGAGGTGGCATGGTGGGCAGGCCCGCTGATCCCTACGACAAGCTCGCCGAGGCCATCCCGCTGCCGAGGCCGCGCCCTGCCGGGGCCCCTGCAGCTGAGAGCGATTTGAGGAGCAGGCAAGAGGCTCTCAACACGCTCAAACAGGAACTGCAGACCAACGATCTGGTCATGACGTCGGGCTATCGCGACCCGACGAATCCGCTTTCACGAGCCAATCCCGCATCAGCGCATTCGCAAGGCCGGGCTTTCGACGTTCGCGCGCGCACGCCTGAACAGGCCGACGCAGCCATGAACCAGATACGCGGGCTGCTGAACCCTCGAGGGCTGGTGGAGGGCCAGGACTACAGAATTATCGATGAGGTGCGGCATCCTTCCGGCTGGGCCACGGGCCCACATGTTCACACCCAGTTCACTGAAGAGGGTATGCGGAAGTATCAGCAGCAAGTCTATCGGGACCCGTTCCCGGACGCGAACCCGCCGCGCCCGCCGGCAGACATTCCTGTTCCTATTGTCAGCAGCGACAACGTCCCGCCCACGACACCGCCAGGCGCCGAGTCCACTGTTCCGCTGCCGATGGCGCGCCCAGCCGAGGCCCCTGCACGCGAAAGCCAGGTCAATCAGGGCCAGGACGTTTTGCCGCGTCCACCGGCGGATATTCCCGACCCACGGGTCTCTGGTGCAGGTTTCAACGCCCTGGATGCCGCTGCGGGCCCGAGCGGCGTGCAGAAGGCGCAGAGCTTTCTAAACCGTTCGCTCGAGAGCATCCTGCAGCAATATTCGCCAGAAAATCTCAGCAAGGCCGGCTGGGTGATGGACATCAAGCAGCCGTTGCGCGAGGCCCTCAAGGGCCCGTTTGGCAGTCAAATCCTGTCTGGTCTGCAGCCGAAACTGGGTAGCCTCGGACTGACGCAATCCGACTTCAGCAAGGCGGTAGCCGACCCGCGAGCGCGGTTCGCAGGCGGTGGTGATGACAGCACCCGAGCCCAAGTCCCGACTGCCGGCAGCGGCACTGCTTCTAGCTATTGGGACATCCCGAAAGAAGGCACGCCAAGATACAACGCCGAAGTGTACGAGCCGGCGTTCGGTGGCTTCGCGATGCGGCGGCCTGAACAAGAAACCACCGGCGGAGCCGGTCATTACGCCGATTTCCCCAGAACCGGAAATGTAGAAGACCGCAGAAATGAAGTTTTAGGGCGAGACCAACTGGCGGCTTTGAAAGCCATGAGCGGCGGCGGCTTCTATGACGCTCCTGGGCCTGAACCAGCAGCTACGCCACTGTCTAACGCGCTCGGACTGGGAAATCTACCGACGCCGAGAGGTTCAGCCCCTGCTGGAATGATGCGTCCGCAGGGCATTGCAGGAGATGTCGAAGATAACGCGCTGCCAACGCCGGAGGCGCCCGGTTGGAGCGACTGGTTCAGCAATTTGGACAAGCAGCTGGGCAACCCGTTCGTCAGCCCGGCGGCAGGCGCGGATGCTCGACAGGCTGCGGGGCGGACCAACCTTGAGGCGATGTTCGGCGGTAGTGAAGGACGGATGGCGGAATATTCGACCCGGATTGATGCGATGGCGCCGGGCGCTGATATGCCAGCGAACACGAAGTTCAATTTGCTGGGTGCAGCCTACGATACCAAAGGAAAAATACTAGACCAAGTGCAAGAGCTTATCGCCAACCGGGATTGGCCGGCGGTTGATGCTGCCGCCAACAGTCGTTTAGTGGGTGGTGGACAGCTAGGTATCCAATTCGGTGGCGCGGGAGAGCAACCCGTCTTCCACCCGGATATGGGAGGAGATGCAGCGACGGAAGGCCCGGCATTGCGAGCTGCGCTGGCAGAGCTGCAGACGCAAGGCAGTAGTCCGTGGAGTGACGTGCGGCTGCCGACGCCATCGGGTAGCGCGTCAGCTCCAGCCAGCACTTTCGCCGAACGTTTCCGTGGCGACGTGTCGCCATCGGATCGGTACAGTGACGCGCTTTACGGTCGAGCTACCAATCCCGTCGATGACGCTATCAAGGAAAGCATGACGGCAGCGGGGATGGACTTTCCGCACTGGAAGGCGATCGCCGAGATAGAAAGCAGTCTCAATCCTGAGCTTAATAAGGACCAACCCACGCAATACAAAGGCCTATACCAGATAGGCAGCAGGGCAACAGACCCGGAATGGGCGACACACGGAATGGGGGATATCTACAACCCGATGGACAACGCGTTGGCGGCAGCCCGGATGTTCCAGAGCAATCGGGAATGGTTCAGCGCGCGCTATGGCCGCGATCCCACACCGGGTGAGGCGTATCTGATGCACAATCAGGGACGCGGGTTCTTCACCAACAACACGCTGACCAACGCTGCGGGTAATGCTCCGGCGGGGTACGGGTTCAGGCTGCCGCCGACGCATGACACGTTTCTGGAAGATTGGAATAGGCGTGTCGAAACAGGAGCGGCGAAGTACCGATGACCGCAGCATTAGCCGTTTTTAGCGCCGCCCGGCTTCCACTTCTCCCAGGATTGGGGGCCTCGGCATGCGCGAGCTTTATGCCAGAGGTTTTTCCCGCCTGCGTATTCGTAACCGCGTATCCAAAGCGCTTCATCGCTCGGAGAGACCATATCCGGACGAGAGTGAAAACAGAGACCTCTGCGGTAGTCGCGAATACCTTCTTTATAGGGATCGACGGCGTGTGCGGGAACGATCAGGACGAGCAGCAGGCTTGCGGCAATAAGTGTTTTCATTGGGTAAGACATCCTTAGCGGGAAGATAAGACCATGCATCAAGCCATGATATATGTCAACCCTACGTTGCCAGATGAAATCGGCTTTGCGCAGGCCGCCGGCACACCGGGCGACGTGCGGTTCTACTTCAAGGCCCCAAACGGTCTGCCGTATGCTGAGATCGCCGATCTCAATCCGCAATTGGTGATGCGGCCGTTCACCAGCAGCGGCATCTACGGCTACGACATCGTGGTCAACGACGTCACTGGGGCCTCGGGCATCGCCACCCTGCCGGCGTCGGTGATGAACGACCGCTTCAACATCGAGGTTTACACCCGCAACGACCAGCTCCAACCGCAAAACATGCTGGCCTGCGGCCGCATCGATCTCACCGGCTACGGCTACGCGATTTACGGGCCGTTGGCGCCGGCCAGCTACTCGGCCGGGCCTTCGGGTCCGGCCGGCCCGGTAGGGCCGCCTGGCCGGCAGGGTGACCCTGGCGACCCGGGCGTGCGGGGCTCGCGTTGGTATACCGGCGCTGGCGCCCCTGGGGCCGTTCCGGACTTAAGGATTGAAGGCGACATGTGGCTCGACGAGACCACTGGCGACGTCTGGCGCTGGAGCAGTGGCAGCTGGGGCGCGTTCAGGGGGACTACTGCATGAACTGGACCTCGGAAACCAACATCAAGGGCCCGGCCGGTCCGCCTGGCGGCATCAGCGAGGCCCCGACCGACGGCCAGATCTACGGCCGCCAGAACGCCGCGTGGAATGTGGTGGTCAGCGGTGGCGGTGGCGGAGCGGCGTCCGGCATCACGGTCACGCCAGCAGGGAACATCGCCTCGACCAACGTACAGGCCGCGCTGCAGGAGCTGGACACCGAGAAGGTCGCCAAAGCCGGCGACACCATGACCGGCAATTTGCTGATCAACAAGGCCAATCCGTCGCTGGTGTTGCAGAAGCTCGCTACCGGGCAAGCTAATCAATTGGCCGGCTACAACGGGGCCAACCCACGCTGGTCGCTGGCTTTAGGCGATAATACCGCCGAAGGCGGCAGCAACGCCGGGTCTAATTTCGCGCTGTATCGCTACACCGATGCCGGCGGGCTGATCGACACGCCGTTGACGATCAATCGGGTCAACGGCGGTGTCACCTTGACGGGCGCTCTGGTACTGGCGGCGGACCCTGGCGTCGCGCTTGGCGCGGCCACTAAGCAATACGTCGACAACGCCGTCCGCGCTCCGGCTACCGCAACGCCGCTGGTAGAGGCTGGTGCGGGTGCTGTCGGTGCTTCGCTCAAATACGCGCGCGAGGATCACGTTCATCCGGCAGCTGGAAGCGGTGCGGCGGCTGTTACAGCAACGACATTGAACCCGGCTGACAAGGACACGCACATCACGCTGAGCGGCGGCAACCTGACGGCGACTGGAACGGCAGGGTGGACGGGTCTTGCGCGTGCGGTCGACGCGAAATCGGCAGGCAAGTTCTACTGGGAAACCACCTTCAACGCCACGCAATCTCAGAGCGGAGTTGGACTGGCGATTGGATCACTTCCCGTAAATTCGACGTTCAGCGGCAGCGTAGCATCGGGCAAATGCGGGCTCGTTCAAATTGGTAATGTTTTTGTTGACGGCAGCGCCACTCTTACTGTTGGTGGCGTACCGGCATCAAGCGTTTCTTTCGGGACCATTACCAGCGGCACCGTGATCTGTGTCGCGGTAGACCTGACTGCGAAATTGGCCTGGTGGCGTCTTGGTGCAGGCGGTAACTGGAATAACAACGCCAGCTATAATCCAGCGACGGGTGTTGGTGGCGTCAGTATTCCAAACGCTGGAATAGCTTATCCGACCGATTGCTTCGGCGGTGCGGACACGCTGATATCCAATTTTGGCGCAACCACTTTTTTGGGAACAGCGCCAGCAGGTTTCGTGGCGGGTTGGCCTGTTGCCGACGGCACCGTGCATTACGACTTCGCGCAAGCGCTGACCGCCAACCAGAAGGCGCAGGCTCGCGCCAACATCGACGTGCTGAAAAAGAACTACATCGTCAACGGCGCGATGATGATCAGTCAGGAGAACGGCACGACGGCAGGGACAGCTGTTGGTTATTATCCGGTTGATGGTTTTGTTGTGTACTACGGCAATGCTGGCACGCAAACGTTTCAGCAAGTTGCAGGTATTACTCCGGGTGGCTCGCCCAATCGGCTTCGCGTTACTGCGACTGTAGCGGACGCCGCCGTAGCTGCTGGAGATGTTTGTTTTGTATATCAACCGATAGAAGGGTTGCGAGTAGCGGATTTACGGGCGGGTTCGACATCAGCCAAAACCGTAACAATACAGTTTGGCGTTCACGCTCCCGCCGGGACGTATTGCGTTGCAGTTCGTAATGCAGCATCCGATCGTTCCTATGTCGCTGAATACGTCATCACAACGGGTGAAGCCAATAACGACGTCATCAAGTCGGTTACATTGCTGCTAGACACCCTCATTACAGCAACATGGCCAACAGGCAACACGGCAGGGATCGTTGTTTCGTGGGGTTTAATGGCTGGAGCAACCTATCAGACGCCTGCGGGTTCATGGGTTGCGGGTAATTTTGTGGGCTCGTCCAACCAGTTCAACTTCATGGGTACGGTCAACAACACCTTCGAGCTGTTCGACGTCAGCCTCACTGAAGGCAACGTGGCGCCGCCGTTCGTGGTGCCAGACTACGTCAGCGAATTGGCGCTGTGCAAACGCTACTGGGCGATTGCTTACGGCACCGGTCGTTTTCCGTCCGTAGCCGGTGGCAACGTCATGGAAACACCGCTGAATTTTCCGGTCGAGATGCGAAGCATGCCTATCATGACGGTCGGAACACCTCTGGCGGTGGGCAATGCAACTCCGACGGCGGCTAGCGCTAACACCATCAGTGCGCGATTTTTTGTCAACTCGATCGCTGCGGGCGACAGTTTCGCGTCGATGACGCCCGTGAAATTGAACGCGAGGCTGTAATGATTTCTCTCGCCGTCGCCATGCTGCATCTGGTGATCCTGCACACCGTGGACGGCCGTGAGGTCAGTGTTAACCCGGAGCAGGTGACCAGCCTGCAAACGGGCGTTGAAGGCGAGAAGAACAAGGTTCTGGTGGAAACCGTGAAGTGCGTCGTCGGCTTGACCAACGGCAAGTTTATCAGCGTGGTCGAACACTGCGATGCGGTGAAGAAAATGTTGGAGAACGCCAAATGAGCGAACCGGTCAAACCGAAAGTAATCGACCTCAGTCACTGGGACCCGGCCGACGACTACGGCAGGGTATCCGACGACGGTATTCTGGGCGTGATCTATAAAGCGACCCAGGGTACCGGCTATCGCGATGACACCTATGTGAGCCAGCAGCAGGCCGCCAAGGCTGCGGGGCTATTGTGGGGCGCCTACCATTTCGCCGACGGCAGCAATGTCGATCAACAAATCGCTAACTTCATGGCGTTCGCCGACCCCGATCCGGACGAGCTATTCTGCCTCGATTGGGAAGATAATCCCGGCGGCACAAAAATGAGCGTGGCCCAAGTTAAGCAGTGGGTCGAGGGCGTTGAAGAGGCGCTCGACCGTCCCGGCCAATGTGTGATCTACGCCGGCAACACCGCGAAAGAAGCGCTCGGCTCCAAGGTCGATCCCTGGTTCGGCGCGCGAAGACTGTGGCTGTGCCAGTACGGCTCGACGCCGGTGTGCCAAGCCAGCTGGAAGACCTACTGGTTGTGGCAGTTCACCGACGGGGTGTACGGCCCGAGCCCGCACGCGGTCGACGGCGTCGGGCCTTGCGATATCAACAGCTACAAAGGCAGCGACGAGCAACTCACTGCCGAATGGGCCGACGGCACCGCCGAGCCCGCGCCTGTGCCCGGGCCCGGTATGGCCAGCGTACATTTCAACGTCACCACTTCGGGCGAAGTCGCGGTCTCCGTCGCCATCAACGGCGAGGTGATCTACGGCGACGGCGAGGTATGAAGCCATGGGCGCCAATATTTGGTTCTGGCTGATCTACGTTCTGACGCTGGTATTCGGCGTCTGGGGCATGAACCCGTGGCGGCCAGCCGGGCAGGTATGGGCGCCATTTGGCAGCTGGTTTATCTTGTTTCTGCTGATTGGTATCCTTGGGCTGCACGCCTTTGGCAGCCCCATTCGTTGAGGCTCGCGACGGAGACACGACATGGCCGTTATCCACGTTACCGACGCCACCCTAAAAGGGCAGTTAACCGGAAAAGAGTACACCGGCCCGGTTGAAGAAGGCGCCACGTATACCGGCGACGTGATTTACCAGGACGCGCCGATCCCGCCCGATCCGGGGCCAGATCCCAGTCCGGAAAGCGGATGGACCGTATTCACCGCGAGCAACGACACCAAGAAGTTCTACGTCTCGGCCTCCGGCAACGACAGCAACGACGGGCTCAGCGAGGCCAAACCGAAGAAGACCATCAA